AGTTGTAACTATCCCATCTCCATCACCCCAAGTTATATATTGATATTGCATATTTTGAGGTTCTGCAAGCGTACCTCCACTAGCATTCATATCTTGACCATTATAAATACCATATAACCAACTTGTAGGAATTCCAGCCTGGGAAGTAGAACCACTTGCAGGAACAGACTGCCATTGTATATGAGGCTGAGCATTAATAACATTTATATTATTATATAATGCTACAGTATATCCTTCAGATGTCCAATCAGGATACCATGGATTAGTATGTACCATAGGATATAATTTATCATAAAGATATTCTAATATAGATAATTCCATCATTTCATTTAAACATCCTGGCATACCCCCTGCAATATTTCTATGTAATAATGTTTGTTTTCTTCTATAAATAGAAGTCTCCCAAGGGGGATGTTGTGTAGTAGGAGATGCTGTTCTTTGAGATCCTACTGTTAATTTTTGTATGGGTAAAGTATATCCTTTAGCAAGATTAACTCCTTTTAAATAAAACGCACCTGATTTTAATTTATCTAACGTAGGAGGTATTTTTTCAAATACTTTTCCATTTGAATAACACCAAATACATTCTAGTCCTAAAATAGTATTAGTTACTTCTATTTTTCCTGAATTATTGCCTCTATCAGGAGTAATTTTTGTCTTAAGTGCAGGATACGTAAGTGGCGCACCAATATTTACATCTAAATATTGAGGATACACCTCAACATCAAGAATTCTTAATTTTGAATAATCTTCATCTATTCCAACAGATTTATCTCTAATACCTATATATAAAACTTTATTTTCTGTTGGTGTATAATTACCATCAATTTGAATTGTATTGCCATTAGTAGAAAATTCATCTGCCCCTAATGAATCGCAAGCTGTTTTTTCCCACCCTGTCATTTGTGTAGCAACAGCTGATGCGAACGCTGCTTCTGAGAATACTGTAGAAACAATAGAATCAGAAGTTGGATATTGTGTATTATATGTACGTTCTGCTAAAACTACTTCAGCTTTATGTCCATTACATGAAGCCCCAATTGTTTCAAGTATAATTTTTATTCTATGAATATTACTAGTTGAAGATCCTGCTTTAAATAATATAGCAGGAGCTATCCATATATATTCATCTTTAGTTGAAGCTCCTGTTACATATTGTTCATCTGTAATACCAGTAGAAACTTTACTATTTGAAGATTCTAAAATATATCTATTAAGAGTAGCATCTTGTTTTATATGCCATCCTTCTCCAGCAAGATTATTTCTCTCTACATAATTACAATTTCCTAAAATACCTTTTTTATTTGCTATTGGTCCAGCTGCCTCTGAAATATAGCTTTTCCAATTAAATGTTCCTGCTTCAAAAGTATGAATATAACAAGGACATGCTGTTTGTGCCTTTTTAAATTTAGGAGTTATATAAACCATATTTAATTACAATTACAATTACATGAATATGTTGTTGTGCATAAACTTTGTGCTTGAGTATAAGCAGCTATAGCCTCAACAAAATCTAATTCTGCTGCATGAGCTTTTGCAGCTTCTCCTAATAAATAAATTTTATAAATACTTTCTAAATTTTTATCTCTGCATTTTGCAATACCACAACTACATGAAGTGGTATCTAAATATGTTGACATTTTATTTGCAATACAACAATCTATATCACAAGTTATAGCTAATCCTACTGTAGGGTTATCCACGATTGCAACATTTGGAGCCCAATTTACAGGCTCAAATTTCCAAATACCATTTAGACCTTCCATTCCAAATCCTAAACTAGCAGAACCAGCAATAAATGATACTCCAATATATGGAGTAGATATATCAACAAAAGGAAAAGAGGTGTCTGTTTCAGCTACGCTATTACCTTGTGTATTTATTATTGGATTTTCCATATCATTACGATATATACTAACTCTATTATATGCACCAGCATTTCCCCACCAATCTGCTGGAGCAGGATCTTCAGAAAAAGAAGGTTTGATTGATATATTTATATAATTACAACTTACGACTGTATGCGCATCTAGATATGCCATTTTATTAAAATTTAAAAATTAAAAAAATAAAGTCAAGGGGGATTTCTCCCCCTGTAACTTTATAAATAAAGATGAATTATGCTACGTATAAAACTTGTTCTACACCAGCTGTTCCACCACTAGCAATTATAGGTATATTCCCAGTCAAACAAAGATCTAATGTTGAACTACCGTCAGCCCATCCACTAGGGATATACAGAACTGCAGTACATAAATCATTACCTACCTTAACTCCTTTATCACCAGCATTGTAATATTCAATTGTGATAACATCATATGTCTTTGCAGCATCTGCATACAAAGGTGTTACAGTTTGAGGAAGGTGTAATCTATTATGGAATCCAGTCTTGTATCCCAAATACTTTTGTTCATCAGATAAAGCTTGTTTAGCTGTACCAACACCTATTGCAGCAGCAGTAGTTGCAGCTAAACCAGTTGTTACACCAGTAGCTTGTGTTACAGTCATAGCGTAATCATCACCAAAATCTTTAGCAGTCATTATACATGTAGATGTACCAGAACCAACAAATGGAAGTGGAGAATTACCACCTTCATTTAATGCAACAATAGCAGCTCTTAAATTATTACAAATAGTTGTAGCACTATCTGTTGAAGCAACGGCACATGAAACTCGTCTTATCTCGCTCTGTCTAGCATAAGATGTTGAACTAGGAGAGACAAATTCATTATAGTCAAATATATGACCGTTCATTCTGTTTACAATTTTAATTTCTAAAGTACCATCTGTACCTGTTACAGGTGTAAGAGTATCTACTTTTTTAGCGCCTGTTAAATAAGGCGTAAAAGTAATTCTCTTAACTGCTTCTCTATATATAACTCCACTTGCATACGGTCTATTTTCAACCGTAGTACCTGTGCTTTGTGTGATCATAAATCTACTTGGTATAATACCGCTAGTGTTTAATAAACATTCAGCGGCAGAAGCACCACCAATATGATCTCCTAAGTCTAAACTCCATATACCTATTAATCCAGTAGCGTTACCATTGAATGCAGCATTTGTTGCAAATGTATATGCAGCTGTCGCTGAGGCTGTCGAATCGACAAAAACTAATTTACTCATTTTAAAAAATTTTTATGTTATTATTAATTATTAATCAGATTTCAACGTTTCCATCTGATGCGACTTATATCTAGGATCACTCATGCTTTCCAATAATAAATCTACTGCCATATTCACAATTTCCATGTGAGTATGCTCCGCCAGTTGACAACCCCATCCTGAGGTAATTTCTTCTGGTTTTTTAATGTATCTTATAGATACTGTATCTACTACAAATGTATTATCTGTATATATTTCTATTTGAGACCTGTTCATACTAGTAGGTGATGTTGAATTAGGTTGACTGCCTACAAATCCTGACATTGTATATAATGGGCCATCTACTGTTGTACCATTAAATGGATCTTTTAATATCTCAAAAATATCATCATTTTGTGCATGTTTACATAATACACCAAATTTATTTTGTATTCCTATTGCTTCAGTTAGAATTTCTCTTTTACCTAGATGAGTAATACCAACCTCATGATTAGTATCAATCAAAGATTGACCTTCTGCAACAAATCCCAACTCCACTCCTTGCCATCCTTGAAAAGGCCCTGATACATATTCCCAATCTGAATCTTCCTCTAAAGGAATTTTACATCCTTTATAACTTATATGTACTCGCACACTTATTAAAAACATATATTCAGCAGAAGCATGGAAATTAGGACTACTATTTACTGATAGATCGGATTGATAATCATAAGAATCTACATGTTGTGCGGGTAATTGACAAACTACATCTCTATGAAATCCATTTCCTATACTTTCAGAATAATCTGGTGTAACAAGTGCGTCTAAAACTAATGGTGCAATATCATCCATTCGTTTTTGATTCTCTTCAAATCCTTTACCATATTTATTAGCACGTCCATATCTTTGTTTAACAAACATTTCCTGTGCCATATTAAGAGCAGCATAAACTTCAGATGATAATAGGGTATCTGCTTGAAAAGAATTAACTTTATCAAGCAACATATTTACCCTATTTACCATCGTAGTACTATTCATTATATAATAGCTTCTTTAAGTTTGGCTCTAAGAACCGTTAATGTTCCAGAATTCTTTTTGTTTTTAAGATAGATAATTGTATCTTCTACAGTTTCACCAAGTATTTCATCTATATAAACTACTTGATTTCCTATCTTTCTTAGAACTCCATGTTCAACCATTTCATCAATTTCAGCTTTCATTTCTAAACTTTTATCAGTTGCAAGTTTAAAAAATTTAGCTGGTTCAGCATCTTTAAGATCATAAAGTGTATTTTCTTTTTGATCTCTAGTTAATTTAGTTGGATTAGTTTTAGATAGTAATCTAATTAACATATCCATCTTTTTCTCATCAGAAGAAGCTTTTATAAATTCTTTATCAGCTTCTTTTCTGACTTTAACTTTTTTATTTTTATCTTTAACATCTTTATCAGCATCTATAAAATAAAATCTTTGTTTTCCTATTAAATCCTTTTTAGCATCTGCAACATAGGGATGTTTTAAACAAAATCTATATTTTAGATAATGATCTAAATTATAAGGTTTTCCATTTTTATCTACTCCAACTTCAAATTCTATTCCTTCAAATGGCACTTTAATTGTTAAATTAGTCCAAAATACTTTTTCGTGTTTTGGCCAATCTACATGATCAGGATTTACATCTAAAAACCCAGTCATTAATTTTTTTGCCTCGTCGCCTTCTACTCCTTTTAAAGGTTGACGATTTACATATACGCTACTTACTTTTGAGATTGCGCCAGCTCTAACTTCTTTAGGCAGATGGCCCATGACCTCTGTCCTACGTAACATTATTTTTTTCATATTTTAAGTTCTTTTACAGTTTAAGAATAACAATTTTTGTTATTTAGTTAATTTTAATTTAGTCCCTCAAAGCCAAAGGGCTAGGCCCTCTGACTCCTTGGAAACTAAATAAATAGACTACGATGCAACTCATAGTCGGGTCATGATACCTTCAATTATGAAGCAACACACTCCAAATCAAGAGAAGTATCAAATCTTCGAAGCACTATACCTGCTGTTTTAAGCATATGTACAGAAGCTCCATCAATGTCAGATGCTCGCGAACCTGCAGAATCAAATCCTCTAGGTACAACTGATCCAGCTACACACCATCTTAGCATCTCACGTCCTTTCTTGTTGATCATTTGAACATTATTCTGTCCATCATAATTTGAATTATCAACAAAAACCATTCTGTAAGATTCTAAAGAATAACCTGTAGTAGGATGTTTAGCTCTAGCTTGAGCAACTGGTCCATGATCAAACATAGGAGTTTTAACTACATTTACTCTATAACCATCAATATGATCATAAGAAGTAAAGTAACCTGTCATTCCTAAAGATCGACCTGATCCAGTAATAAATTTACTATCAGCATTAATTGTCCACGGTGTAGCAGCTGCTGTTGTAAATCCACCAGTGTAACCTTTTAAAGCAGAATCAAATTCTCTAGCACCGCCAATACCTGTATAAAGTGTAATTACTTTATCAGCAGCATCAGTCATACCATAGAACATATCACCAATAGTATTCAGTAACTTTGTTTCAGTTAATGAAGAATAAGAATCCTTATTCATAATTTGTTGAAGTAAACCTGGTCCTGAAATAACTGGTTGTCCATTTTCATCTTTCATAGACACCTGGCCATTATTATCATAAGTTTTTTCTCCATACCAATACATTAATTCACATTCTTCTTTAAATCGAAGCATATGTCTATACTCCTCATAATCCATCCAAAGCTTTGTTTGCTTTCCACCTTTAGTTGGAAGATTGAATTCAGCAACATAATCTTTTGCATTACCTGCAAAATGGTATGATTTTCTAATCGTACCAATTTTGTTACGAACTAAACCTGGAGCAGACCAATTAGAAGCATTACCTCTAGAGAAGTCTAATCCAACATTAGCATACATCATTCCCCATAAAGATCCTGCCGCTAAATCCGTTGATGGAACAGATGCAGAATAATCTGGATTAATTACTTGAACTGTATAAGCCCAATTACTACCTGAAGCTACTGGTTCAGCCATAATTCTAACTTGAACTCCTGATTCAGAAATTAAGTTATATGGAAAAACAAACCATTTGTCAGGAAATACTAACGTAAAAGGAGCACCTCCTGCACCAGAAGCAGCTGCACCACCTATAGGCGTTGCGTGTACTAATGGTCTTACATTAATTTCATGAGTTTTCACTCGATATTCATACTCCCATCTATCTATAGACTTCGTATTACCTACTCCTTCTGTTAGCATTGTTAATGGAAACTTACGATCTTCTTTACCAGCCAAATGTGTTATAATTGGTGAAAGCTCAGTAGGTTTTTCCATCAGTGCTGCAGATAGACTGTTTGAATCAGTCATTTGAGCGTCGTTATAAAACGTTTTTACTACTTGCATTTTTAATTATTTAAAACAGAGGACCCTTTACCTCTAAATTTAGGGTTTTTACTAGATGACCGATAGATCAAGATCTTCAATATCAAATCCAGTATTTCGTCTAGCGGCACCTTTTGCACTTTTAACTCTTTTCTCACTTTGCTTTAAACGAGATTTCAAGTCTTTAGCTTTTGCTGTGCCAACTTTGTTTTTTATTATATCGTCTAATTTAAAGCCTTTAAACATTAAATAGTCGATTGCTAATTTAACCTCTAAACTAGCATCATTATGATCTTTATCTCTTTGTGTAAACCCATCTTTA